ACCACCTCCAGCGCCACCACCTCCACCCCCCGTGAAGACGTTCATCCTTTGAGATAGAACATTGATGGTCTGATTGAAATTGTTGATCTGGATGGTGGAGCTATTAATTGTCTGGTTAAAACGACTCCAACCTCCTTCGTCAATCTTGTATACGAGTTCGACGAGAAATCTTTTCAGGGTTTCGTCGGCCATTATCTCTTCTCCGACTGACGACGAAATGCATCATGAGCTCTAGCCTCGTTCTCCGACTTAGCCCGCAAGGTGTCATTCATCAGATCGACATGCGACAGATCCAATGTGCCATCGATCAGACTCTCGAACTTACACATGCCAGCCTCGACCGGCCCCATCATGTAATCGAGATCATGTGGCAATCTCACTGGCTCAAAATCGATGAGTCGTCGGGTCTGGTTTCTGATGACCAGTTTCTCTCTGGAAAAAAAGGCCCGAATGATCCTCCGAGAACACTAACCACGATTTGCAGCATGGTCACCATGTCGATGTCTTCCATCTGCGGACGGTGTGCCTGATCATTCCATATCTTAGCCCACCCCCGACCTTGGCCCTCGTCCCTCTTTACCAGCCTCATGCATGTCGATATGATGTAGTCAGTTGTTTCCTCTGGCAATTCGGCGATGGCCTTGACCAGCGGCATGGCGAGATCTATCGCATCCTCCCTGGATGGCATCTCCCCAGGGTTGAGTATCTCTCCATTAGGTTTGGCAACCTTGGCCCCTTCCTTGACGAATTGCGCCAGAGGGCCCATGACAGGGGCGAGTCGACGGATGACGTTGAACTGAGTCATCGCATCCATCTTGGCGGACCGGTAGTTCCGGCCATTGACCTCGAACTCCATGGCTCACCTCACGTAACCGCAGGTGTGCCATTGCCCAGAAGCATGTCGACGATGATAGCATCGAAGACCCATTCCATGGTGCCACCATCCTTGGCATTGATATTGTCTGGCAGCTTACGGAATGCGCATTGCTGGGCGGTGAACGAGTCACCTCGAGCCACGTCGCGGATCGAGATGATATTCTGTCCATGGTTCGCAGACGATGTCGTCTGGAAGTTATATGCCTGATCCAGCATGTAGTTGAGCGGGGAAGTCTTGAGAGTGCGGATGGTGACCGACCCTCCCTTGCCCGCGTGCAGCGAATGCATGCCCGATCCATCCGCGCCCATGGTCTTGGTGTTCTTGTTCTCGTCCATGGCGATGGTGATGCCTTCCTCGGCGATCCCCTCGTCCATGCCGATAGAGAACGACATGCCGGGGCCGGTGACCGCCCCCAGGATGTCCAGGAACGAATAGACATACTGAGACATAGATGACCTCCTTTACCTATTGACGTTGATAATGACACCGACGAAGTGAATGGCCCCCGCCAGCTTGGCGGCAACCTGGATGAGCACCGACTTGCGCGCTTCGCGATCCGCCTGATCCTGCGTCGCCACAGGTGGGGCGTATACGTAGAAGCCTTTGGTCAATGTGTCGCCCATTGATAGCTGACCGAAACCCCCGGCTGTCCACACACCGGGGGCGACCAGTCCGTTGGTGACGGCCTGGACGCAAGCCGCTTCGATGACGTTGACGATCTGGTGCGTCCCGGCGTCAGTCTGCGGGATCTTGGTTGTCGACTGATACAGCAGATTATACACGTCGGTCTGCACCCGGTTCTGCAGCCAGTCGGTGCCATGCACCTCGTCGAAGAAGTATCCGTTGGCCATCACACCTTCCTGGATGATGGCGGTCGAGTTGTTGTATCGCACGTAGACATTGCAGTTCTTGGCCCGCAGCGTCGCCGCCCAAGACTCGGTCAACGTCTCGGGCACGATCCCCGGCTCCTGCTTGAACTTGAGGGTGATGGTGGTATTCGACCCTTCGAAGTTCACGGTGAACGCCCGCCCGAACGCCGACGCCACGGCGTAAGGTGACGACTGCGAGTAGAAGGTGAACGTCCGTTTGAGGTCGAGGGACTGGAGCTGAGACGGCAGATCGGATTGCACGGCAGAGTTGAGCACATCGGTGTTCTGGTAGGTGATGCCGAATATCCGAGACGTGTCGTATCCCTCGATCTGCTCGGCGGCGAGAATGATGTCGGCAATCGGAGGAGGTGTAGTCACCGCATACATCAGGCCATACCAGTCACCGGAGATGTCGGCGAACGTGGCCACCGCCTCGGGCAGTGTCTCGGAGTCCACACCATTGACCGGAGGCGGAGCGCCGCTCGCATCGGTGAGGAATGCCACCGCCGAGATGTCAGTGCCTGTGCCGCCCAGCAACGTCGGGCCGCTGACCGTAGCCGCCGACGCGGCAATGGTCAGGGATGCGCCACCCACTCCAGGCGCAGCCGCCTCGAGATATAAGGTGTCGACGCCATCCTCCCAGAAGGCAAACATATTGACGTTGGTGTCTGTGCTCGATTGGAGCACCGTCATGAGGCTCTCCAGCGTGGTCGGCACGTCGGGGCCGATCTCCACCTCGGAGGCGTTCTGAGCCGCTCCGGTGACGAACGAGATCACCGATCCGTTGAGGGTGATGGTGTCTCCATTGTTGGGGATAGCCGAGAACAAGATGTTCCCCATCGCCGTCGGTGGTCTGGCCCAGCTGACTGACGACGTGGGGCCAGTCGATCCCGACATGATGTTGAAGCGTTCGTTGAAAGGATCCCACTGCACCGTCGCCCCGGAGATGCCCGGACCGCCAGGAGGGGCGGCGCGCAGAGCCGTCTGGATGATAGCCGCCACGCCATTGAGATTAGTGATGGCGGTAAAGTTCATGCCGCTCAGACGAACAGGCACGCCATCGATGGAGATGTTCATCGCGCCGTTGGCGATAGGTATCCAGTTCTGGATCGACTGTTGCGCCGGTGTCTGGATAGCACCGTGCATCTCGCCCGATGTATCGTTCTGCGCCCATCGACCGATATACAGGATGCTCGGTTGCGGCGATTGCGAGAAGAACAAGTCTGCGGCGATCGACTCGGGCAACGATACGCCGAAATCGTCCTCTACCTCAGTGAGGTTGGAGTATTGCCTGTATCTCTCGTTGGTGTCGATGATCGGGGAAGATCCCAGGATCATCAACGTGCCGAAGTTTCGCAGCGGCGCGGCCAGGGGCTGGATGACAACCTGGACGTTTACGACATCGCTGACATCAAGACCCTTGACCATTGCCTTCTCCTTCCAGTGGTAGTTTCAATTGACGCGGCTCGGGATAAGGCTGCGTCTGCCAATTCTCGGAGTCTCCAGGAGGATCCCGCCAGATGAGACCATGCGCCGTGAGCAGATTGCGTATCGGATAGTAGCGCACCGCCACATGGCGAATGGTGAAGTCGAAGTCGTATCGCCTACGCCATGCCATGTTGACCAGCTCGGGGGCCTGGCGCACCGATCCCGATGCAACGAAGCCCATGCCGTTCAGGAGCATAGCGTCGCGGTTCTGAGCCACCGACAACCCGTCCCGCAGCAGATGGGCGTTGCCCCGGCAATGCGGACCGTAGAACGATGCGAGGATGGTCAGCTCCTCGTGCCGTTGCATCTCGTCGTATCCCAACTGGTTCTGAGGCGAGTAGCCGTGGTGGATGAACGCGGCGTTATCGTCCGGTGTCTCCTCCTGGATGCCGATGGCACACCAGTCGACGGTCCGCTCCGGTGACTTGGGCGGCAGTTCCTGCCACCGCGGCCGCACCATGTTAGTTGGCAGACCGGTGATGCCGAACACCATCTGTTGCAAGAAGTGCTCGAGATCGTAGTCCTCGAGGTATGGCGGGCTGTCTGGCGTCGGCTGGACGTATCCGAACGCCCGGCTGTCCGGTTGCGTCCACTGATCCCATGGCGGAGGTGTGGGCGGAGGTTGAGGTGGGTTGATGGGAGTTCCAGCAGTCATGTCACTTCGGAGGGTTAAGTTGACCAAGAGTGCAGATCGCTTGCACGAAGCCGCGACCGAACTGAGACCAATCGTCTACTTGAATAACGATGTAGTAGACACCGGAGTTGACCGGCCATTCAACCTCGTCCGCCGATGTCGCTCCCTTGCCACCCGTCAACCTGAATTTGGTATAGATCTGGATGGCACCCGATAGTCTCTCCTCTTCGGGGAACCGCTCGAGCTCACGCCCCCGGATGGCAGTGACCACACCCGACACTCCTCGGTAGTCTCGAGGGTTGGATACGTGTGTCACGCCGTCCACCAGTTCCTGGTCGTATCGGAACACGTCAAACCTGGTGAAGAACATCGGGTTGGCGAGAACGAATGTGACATCCATCGTAGGCATGTCACAAACCCCGGATCCTATAGGTGATGGACTCTCTCAACTGCTGGGTCTCGACCAACGTGTCGGTGCTTTCGATGCCACGCCGCTTGCGCCGTTTGACCGATCCTGGATCGAGACGCGGCGGCACATTGGATCCTATCACTCCTTGGATCGATTGCACCGACTTACGTCCGAGCTCTTCCAACACAGCCAAGGCAAGATCACTCTTTCCCTCATAAAGATTAATCGCCGCCTTCTTCATCATCTCTCGAGCTTCATTCTTCACCGCTGCCAACCCTGGCTTCATAAACGGTCGAGGCGGGACGTTCATCGATGGTGCGCCGTTCTCCAAGATGCCCGCCAAGGCTATGTTGCCAATGTGAGCCGGATACTCACGATCATCGGTCTGCTCGGTGATGCCCACATATAAGCTGACTTTCTTGATGGAGTTAACCCATGCCTGGACCAGCGGCATGTTGTCTACCTGAGTGGTGACGGTGATGCGGGCCATCAGATCACCAGACCGCCCGATCCCGCCATCAGGATCATGGCGAATAGACGGTTGCCGTAGATGGTCAGGCCGAACCATCCGGCATTCTCCTCGACGCCCACCGACGCGTTGTATGTGACGCCGATAGGGCCGACAGTCTGACCCGACACGGCCCCTGTGGAAATACCAGGCACGCCACCGGCGTCGGCAGTTGCCTTGGCCTGCTGTTCCAGAGTGATGCAATGGGCGCACCACAGCTCGACGTATCGGTCGAGCATCTTGCCCCATCGCAACGCCCCAGGAATGCCGACGAAGTTAGGATCCTGCGCAGGGACATTGTTGAGCATGTCGTATCCCCACTGCAGATAGAATGTCACTAAACTGTCGGGATACTGCCCGACATCGAAGAATTCAGGGTAGTGATCCCTGAATGAGGTGATGGTCGCTGTCACTTCTTATTCCACAGCTTATCGGCTGCTCGTTGGATGTCGTCGAGCGACAGTCCGGGAGGACCGGCGGGACGGTAGTCGGCAATCTTCTCATCCCCCTTCGGCCCCGCCGTTACGTTAGTTGACGGTGTGGCCGGACTGGGGGCAGGTGTAGTCGCAGGCGGAGGTGTCTGATCGTTCTTCGGCACCCCCGCCGTGCGCATGGCGATGGCTATGGCCTGCTTCTGAGGTTTCCCCTTGTGCATCTCCCCGCGTATGTTCTGCGAGATGGTCTCTTTCGAGGATCCTTGCTTAAGAGGCATTACTTCCTCCTACCTCTCCGAGCGGATCTGGGAATGCGCTCGTCCACAGGGTGGCCATGTAGGGGACCGGGATCTTGCTCTGCCTCGGATATTGATTTGGCCCGAGATTTCTCGATCTCCTCATTCTCCTTCTGACGCTGTTCGTATAGCCTGTTCTCCTCGATGGCACGTTCAGCGTTGGCTTTCGCTTGAGCCACAGCGGCGTCGGGGTTAGTCGGCACCCCGCCGCTCAGTCCCCGAACTGGATCGGCGAGTTGCGCTTGCACCGCTTCGATAGGGAGCTCGATGCGGCTGATCAACGCCTTCCACTCCGGCGTGTCCTTCAGCGACTCGTCGATCCAGTTGAGTCCCCGCCGAAGCGGGAACATCACAGTATTCTTGCCCACGATGACCCGTAGGTTGAATGCGTGAGCAAGATTGACTTGCACGGTTGACATCTTATCGACCTCCTATCAATGTCAGAGACCGTCCGCATACCCTATGGTCTCGGGATACACAAATTCCATCACCCCAAGACGCCCGAAGTAGGTTGCCTTGTGATAAATGGACTCATACTGAAGCGGAGTGCGCATCAGCAACGTCATCGGGAAGCGGACCCGCTCGCGGTCCTTGGAATAGCAGATCATCCGATCCACCGTTCCAACTTGACCAGGAGTGCCGCCGACACCCATGCCGATCAGCCATTTGGCCGGGAGGATCTTGAGCGATCCGCCGTTCTGGTCGGCGAGGTTGTTCTCCTCCAAGAAACGCAGGATGGAGATGTTACCAGCATTCGACACCTTCTGCGAGACGGTGTATGAATACTGGGCCGGAGGCAGGAGCAACCGGTCGGGGATGGCCGCCCATGCGCTGGTCTGCCAAGTCGTGGTGACCAGTGTATTGACATCAGCCAAGATCTCGTCCGGGGTCTTCGATGTCCAAGCCGTGCCACCTCCGACGCCGACCGCCACATTGCTGGGGACGATCTGAGCCGAGTTGAGCAGACCCGGATAGTTGAGCGGGATGTCGCCCACATACACCATCTCGTCAATATCCATCTGGTGCTTGAGGCGCATGCCGGTATACTTCTGCTGGTCGATGGGTCGACCAAGCTTCATCGCCGACTCGAGCTCGGGGATGGTATACTTGAGCTCGGTGCCCCAGAGGAACAGCGGATGGGTGGTCTTGCCGATGTCCAGGGCGATGCCGGTGATGGCATTCGTGTCCTTGCCAATCCAGTTCTTGCCGCCAGGGTTGATGCCCCCAGGAGCGGCGTAAGAGCTGTTGGTGAAAGATGACACGTCGTCAGCCACCGTCACGTCTTGACGGAGGTCGATGTCGCGTGACCAAGTCACGGCCACGAGGGGATCATGAAGCGTCTGGTCAAGACGCTCCAATTCACCGTTCAGGAATGCACCCGTTCCGTCGAGGGTGCGGCGGTCGAAAGTGAACATCTATCTCTCCTTTCAGATGTTCCAGGCGATCTCGCCGTTCCCCGAAGAGTCTGCGGGACCGGTGAAATACGCGGGGGCTGCGACGACGCTGCCAGCTGGGGCCGCATCCGAGGTGAAACCACCTTGGATCTGAACTCCAGCGCTTGCGGCGGTCCAGATATACACTGGAGCGCCTTTGACCGGAGGAGTGGTAGCCCACACCACCGACACGGACATGTATCCGCGTTTCAAGATATCGACGATACCTTGAGTCGGAGGCACACCCGGCGTTCCCACAGGTGACGCGCCGTAGTTGGCCGCCGCCGAGGGCTGGATCGGGTATGGCCGCACGACGCACCCGTAGGGCACGTTGAAGCCCAGGACATCGGCAGCCACCATGCCGCGCACGCCATGCGTAACTGCGTCGATGACCACAGGGATGCCATACGACGGAGGCGGCGCGTTCGGGTCCACCAGTTGCTGCTCGATAGTGGTGCCCACCGAGTAGCGCGTGACCTCGCCGGGAATACCGGCGGGCATGCGGTATGCATAAGCAACCATCTGCTTTCTCCTTTCCCTCAGTGGCGCTTGTTAACGCGCGGGTTCCAGTAGTCGTCGTTGCGCTGTTGCACATCGGCGATGCTCGTGACCGGGTTGAGCGTCTTTGCCTGACGACCCGATCCCATCTGAGACGAGACAGTGTCCCGTTGCTTGATGGTTGCCGCTGCGTCGAAGATGGTAGCCACCCGGTCGCAGCTCATTCGCTTGAGGTCAAGGGCACGCCCTCCATTGAGATCTTCGAGGATGTCCTTGGCGTCGTCGTCCTGCATCGCCGCGCCGATCACCCGGCGACGGAATGCACATGCTCTCTCCACCGTCTGCTGTGGCGAGAGCTTGGCGTCGAATGTCGGCATGCGAATGCCAGGCACGAGGATTTCCGCCCGTGCCAGCATGTCGTCGAAGCTTTCCTCCAACGCCACCGAGTCCTTTGCCGACGAACGACGACCCTTGTCCTTGGCGTCCGACTTGAACAACGGGTTCTCGAAGCCGAGCTTCCCGAGGTTGTGGTTCTTGCCGGTGTTGGCACCGGGGAACTCGTCCTTCTTCCCCTTCTTGTCGTCTTCATCGTCGTCATCACCGCCCTTCTTCTTGAACTGCGGGGGCAGCTCGTCCTCTTCGTCCTCGGAGTCACCCGCGTCGCGGGTCTCGAGTTTGGTCAGACGAGCGTCAAGGTTCTTGAAGCTCTCGGTGATCTTGGAGAAGCCGTCCTGGACGATGGTGCGCAGCGCCGTGTCCTCGGACTTCTCTTTCTTCTCCTCTTCGTCGTCGTCGTCTTTGTCTTTCACTTTCGCCTCCGATCCTGATGGAAGATGAACGTGAACGTGCTGGTCCGGGCCTCCGCCCATCAAAGCACCCTCGCCGTCCGTCGCTCCTTCCGCTTCTTTCCTGAGTTCATCGAGCTCATCCTTGCTCTTGGCCATGAATGCTCGAGAGATCAGGTCGCTGATGAAGTTCTTGGCCATGACCCTTCCTTTCCTGTCATTGACCCTGCGTCTGCCGGTGTCGCCTATAGCGCATCGCGGGCCACACCGGCCCTGATCCACGAGCGCTACATGATTGCCGACGATGTTCACCTGCCTTCCTCGGCCCCTATCGACGACGATGACATCGTGATCGTATCCGCACGAGATCTCTCTCTTGCCGCCGTCATTGATGTCCGTAATGGCGTTCGGATCGTTGATGAACAGGTCCGCCAGCAATAGGTCATCGTTGGGATGCGCGCCCCGGCGCACGTTCTGAACGTGGCCGATTGACAGCTCCCGGTGATTGTCAGGTCCCACACCGCCAGTGTAGGGGTGATCGTTGGTGACTGGCTTGCCTTCGAATGACGCCATGGTCATCGGGCGAAACACCTCGTCGGCTGGTCTCTCCATGTCGACGATGCCGCCGAACCCCGGAGGAACCTCAGGCACCTGATCGTGCGAATACTGCTGGATGCCGGTGCGCCCGATGGGCACGTCCTTGCAGATCATGAACCCCTCGGGGGTCAGATGTCTCTTAGGACCGATGCTCTCGGTGGTGAAATAGTCACGCACTATTCCGTCTCCTCAAGGTTAACACCAGTGGCGTCACGTTGCCCTGGCTGCCGGAATACCCTGTGGCCTGCATCCACTGCGTCCCGGCCCAGTCGAGAGTCTGGCATGGAATGTGAGACCACAGGGCGATGTTGTTATTGAAGTCGGTTTGCACCTGGATCTCGAGGCCATACAGAACACCGTCGATCATGTTGTTTCCAAGCTTCACCGTGGCCATGGTGCCGGTGATGTTCACCGCAGACACAATATGCGCCATCGGGTTAGGATCCGCGCCAATCGAAGATCGAGCGACGTATAGCCGAGCCCGCGCGGCCAAGATCAATTCATTCGACTTCAGATCATTGACGAAATCGATGGTGAAGTCATCGATCTCGCTCGGCTGAATGACATCGAAGTCTTGGCCGCAATACATCAGTCCCTCCTATGGGGGCGGCACCATGGAACGCGCCGCCCCCATGGCCGAGCGACCGGGACAGCAGCGAGGTCGAACTGTGCCCGAGGTGGTAGTCGCTCAGAGCTCAACAATCGCATGGCTCCTGACTCGTCATCATTCGATAAACGGTGCGCACCCGCCCATTGCAGTTGACCACGTATCTTCCGGGCGTGACATTTGGCATGGGAGCGAAATACAGAGGTTGCACCGATCCGAGAGCAGCGTGCCACGACGACGCCACCAGTTCCTGGAGCCACAGGAATGTGGCCCCGCCGCCGCGCGCCATCGCCGATGCAGCCGATAGCGGATACGAGAACAGAGGCTTCACCCGGTTCCGCACCGCCGTCTTACTGGACGCCGACAGGTGGGCGGTGCCGACCGATCTGGAAACCATGGCCGCCGCCATCACCTTGGACCGAGCCCGAAGGTGAATGTAGATCTCTCGCGGCCCCACCGCCGCCCCAGCCACTGCCATCATCCCGGATACTGCCGCCAGAGCAACATGCCCGACGGGCCTCAGTCGAGCCTTGACGGCGGTAACACCCACTGAGTGCAGATGGGCCATGGGCGATATGCCAGCTCGTCCCTGTGATCCAGCGGCGGTGCGCCCGTGGATGGCCGTAACCTGGACCGTGCCGCCGATCCCGGCGCTCGACTGCTCGGCGCTCGATCCTTGCCCCGACAGATGAGTCGATGCGGTGGATCTGAACCTCCCCGCCGCCCATGACAACCCGCGAGCGATCAGCGTCACTACGTCGTGGCGCTCGACGCCCATGTCATTGACTGTCGTAGAACGAGCGGTCAGATGCGCTATCCCGACAGCGCCGGTCAAATTATCTCGGAAACTCATCTTGATGCGGCCGGTCAAGAATATCGTAACCTTCTCGACGATGCCCATCCGGCTACGCGTCGCCCCGGCTCCAGACAGGTGCGTGGTCAAATGAGCCCCAGATCGACCGGCGATCCTGGTCCCTGACTCGATCAGCATTAGCGACGGTGCGGACACGCCAGCAGGCTCCTTGACCACCGAACGAGATTTGCCGGTCAACAGAGTCGACGCGCCGAACGCCAGTCCCGCCACCACCTGCCGCGCCGTCGCCGTCAGGTATTCATATAAGACGAAATCGGTCGATAGAATTTCGCCGAAGCTTTGAGTGGATCCTCGAGCCAAGAGGTGCGTCCATGACGAAAGTCCAGGCACCGGTGCGTTGCGCATCGCCCCTTGAGCGATCAGTTGCTGCAGGAAGAACGACTGTCCCCTTGTCTTGGTCTGCGTGTCCGCCGCTCCTACCAGAACCGATATGAGCTGAGCCGACGATCCGGTCGGCGACGCGGCGATGGGTCCTATGCCAGGCATTATGGTAACTGGCTCTCGAGTTCGGCAACGCGCTTGCGCAACGACTGAAGCTCAGAGACCAGATACGGGATCAACTTGGAGTAATCGGCCCCCCACAAGTGAGGTCCATTATCTGCGGATTTCCTGCCGGGTGGATCTGGCAATGGCGGTGTAACCGCTATCGGGGCCACTTCATAAAGTTCCTGGGCCACAAACCCATGTCCGGTGTTTGACAGCGATCTGGTCTCAGCAACGACATCGAAATTAGGTGATGGAGCTTTCCACTCGAATGCGACCGGCCTCATACTATCGATGAGCTCACCCACGTCGATGTCGTCTTCAAGGTCCCGGATGTTCTCCTTCATGCTCCGGTCGCATGTCGTATTGTAAGCTGTGGTTGATCCATTGGTATAGATATTCCCAATGTTGCTTCCACCTGCCGTGAAATACCAGAGATAGGCGCTCGTGCTGTCGGATCGTCCCAGTCCGGCATAACCGACACCCGATGCTGTCGCCCAGATGCCGAGAGCCGCCGACCATCCTGCGCTGGGCGCGCCATTCGAGAGCGAGACATTGGCTTGGTTCGTTCCGGCTCCATTCACATAGATGCCGTTATTGCTGTTGATCTGGACACCACTCATAGTCAGCATGCCCGTCATCGTGCCGCCAGTTAGCAAGAGTGGGGCAGTCGGAAAATCGCGTGTGGTCCAGACTCCGTAACTGGTGAATGAAGCGTTATTACCAGCCGTTACAGCACCAGCCTGCACCGAATACGAAAAGGTTGTAGAAGTGAGAGTAAGGGCAGCTGCCCCGTAAGGCGATGTGTTAGCAATCTTCCAGGCAGCCGCATTCTGATCCCAATAAGTATTGGTGCCGAGATAGGAAACCGAGACGGTAGTAACGTATGCACCTAGAAAGGCATAGTTATCGGCCCGGAACGATGGTGTCAGCGAAGCGGTAGCGTGACATGACAGGGAGCCGAAGGATCCGGGGCTCTGAGCCACGTCCAGTGCCGCCGCGCCTTTGAAGGTCACCGACCCGATAAGCTTCTTGCGCGTGTAGTTCGACGGCATCGCCGGAGCCGTCGCCGACAACGAGAACAAGATATCGGGTTGCAGAGTCTGATTGGAATACAGCGACGGCCCGATGAGATAGACGTAGTATGCCGTGCCGGACGCCGCTGCGCCAGTGTCCAGGCCGCCCGCGCCCGTGCCTGCGGCCCAGACGGCATTGAGGCTCTTGGTGAACGCTGTCTGCAGGGCCATCGCGGCAACGCCGTCGTCCGACGCAGCCGAGCCAACGGCAATGTCGAGAACTCCATTGGCCGCGTCCGGCGTCAATGCGAGACCGCTGATGTGACCGGCTAGGGCCCTGGGACTGACCGTGGACCAGGTAGGCAACGTCATGGTGCAGACGGCAGACCCCGACAGATTGATCGCCGCCCCGGCGTTGCTGCTACCGATGATCGTGGTGCGAGCCAGAGTCGGTCCCGCCGATGTATAGGTGCCTTCACCGATCTCCCATGCCCCGCCCATGTCTTCGATGACATAATCGAAGACGTCGTTATTGGCAGCTCCAGCTTGCGCTGGAGTCTGAAACCCCCCCAGGGCAGAACCCACGGCGATGCTACCCGTGCCCGCCGTAGGGGTGGCAAATCTTACTCGGTCGAGGATACGCCAGGCCATGTCATGCAGCCGTCAGGATCATGGCACCGGCGACGAATGACGCGGTGACGCCTGTGGGTATCTGCTGCTCGACGATCTTGCGCATCGATCCCGATCCAGTGCCAGACGTGTTCACCGCAGTTCCCGCGTTGACCACCGTGTAGCTATCGGCGGTGACCGGCGCGGTGACCGTGAGGATACCGGTGAAGTTCGACTGCGAGAACGTCGGGCTGACGCCGCCGAACTCAGTGGACCAGACGACGGGATCTCCGACATTGAAGCCGTGAACGTGCGATGTCATCACCGCAGGAGACGCCGAGTTGACTGTCGTCGGTTCCCAGACGTAGTTGCCCAGGTAATCCCAATCCAGGAGATCACCGCCATTGGCCGCGTCATACAGGCCGAACGCCACCACCTGTCCCCAGCTCGTCTGAGCTGTGGGGAAGTTGATCTGACCGGTGTTGGCGATCTGACTCGGTGACGATCCCGATGGGCCACCGAACGCGGTAAAGCCGATAACGTCGCCCACACCCACACCTGGTGCCGCGGCGTTAGCCGACATGGTGACCGACGACCCAGCTATCGACAGGACAGTGGTTCCAGGAGGGATAGCCGCGCTCTGACTGTGATCGAAGATACGCATCCCCGGCACAATCCATGAAGGCACCGCCGACGCGAAGTTCAAGATGGCGTTGCCGACCGCTGTGGCAGCCGATGTCGGATCAGTGCCCGCGACCTGCGCCCGAGCATATCCGGTGCCTGCCGTCGCCACTTCGGCGAAGCCGGCCCCCGAGTCGTTGCCCACGCCTGTGAACAGGGCCATCCACACCGCAGGTAGAGGCGGCATGGCAATCGATCCGGTGATCCAGTTCAGTTGGGCGTCGGCGGTGTAGTCGGTCAAACCCGTCATGATGATATCTCCTATCTATATTCTCCAACCACGGGTTCGGGGATGCATCGGCAGTCCGGAGCATCGCCGGGGTGGCCTCGCATGCCTCTATCGTCAACCACCGGGGGATCGCTCCACCGGAAGAACTTTCCCTCGAGGGCACGGTGACGGGGGCGCACCTTCGTATCCTTGGCGGTGCGCCAGATGTATCCCTCGGACCCCAGATAATACGCCCGGAGTCTCACCACAGCCGAAGCCACGCGGGCCACCTCCCGACGAGCTACTGTATTGGCTTCCGTCTCCAGCAACCGCATCACCCGACCGACACTGTATCCATCGGCCAGACGCTGCGCCGCCACCACCGGCATCTCGATGATGATCGCCGCCTGTTGCATCATCATCTCTCGGCTAAACTCCTCGCTCGATGTCACCCGCGCCTGAGTCGCCAACGGACGATGCAATTCCTTGCCCTTGCGCGTCCATGCCGTGAGGTCGCGGCGCATGATCTCGTCGACCATCCGGCGAGCGGCGAACTCGGCCCATGGTCTGATGATCTGGGAATACCGGAACAACAGATCCGCCCCTCGATGGGGCTCCATGTCCTTGATCATGTCGCAGCATTGCCGCGCAATCACCCGCAGGGACCGATTGTAAGACTTCTC